AGCCATTCTGCGGCCTCATCGTCCTCCTCGTAGAAGCCAAGGTCTGCAAGGTCGTTAAGCTCTCCATCTTCTAAGAAGCCATCATCAAGGTCGTTGTTAACCTCGAACGTAGCCTCGATAGCGCGTTGGAATGGATGAAGCTCGAACACGTAGTCACCAAGCGTACTAAGCACTTGAGCGTGTCCTTGATACTGTTTGAACAGCTCCTCAGCCCAATCAGCCACGCTGGTCACTGCGCTGCTCATCTTGCGTATTCTCTCGCTGTCTGCGTCCTTGATTGCCAATGCCATTGACGTTGCGATAGTGTTGTCCGCTTGGCGCACCATCTTGTTTAACTCTGACTTGATAGCCCATGCGATACCACGTACCACATAGTTCGTACGGTGGCCGTATACCGTTGATAGCTCATCTATTGCTAGCACTGCTTGTTTCGTTAGCTCTGAGGTTGACATGCTTAGCGCTGCTTGACCGTTAGCTGTGAAACCTTTAGTGTCTGCGTTAGAGATAAGTACGTTTTTCATAATGTTTACCTTTTATGTTGTTGGGACTCCTAAGTAGGTTCAATGTCCCGATTTATGAATGACTCGAATCAAACTCGATCCGAACCGACCGCGCCTTCTGAGAGAAAGCACATACATATGAACAACCAACCACAGACACAGAAAACGCGGCCTTCGACCTAGGACAAAAAACAAACAAGGGGGGAGGGGCTTCACAGGACGATTTGCCCATATTTTTTTCTAATTTTTTTGCTGTAAAAATTAACAGTGTTACTATTAGGAAAAATAACGAAGAGGCTAATAATAATGAAAAAAAACGCCATAGTTGAATCGTTGCGTAACACCGCCGTAGAGCTTATGAACACGGCCGATGAGCTTGAGGCTAAATACACTGTCACGCCACGAAGCAACCCCCAAGAATTTACACTCGTTATCCCACTAGGCATGTTTGCTGGGACGGCGATTGACACGCTAAACTTAATAAAAGAACCAAATGTTGCGCATATCGGCGAGTGCCGTATGGGTGGCGTTGACTACAGCTCAGTGCGCATCCTCGTACGTGAACCTTTCGATATTGATATTGCTCAGTGGGAACTTGTTGGTGACAACACGTTAGTTTGGAGTGAGTAAATGTCGGGGGAATATTCACTATCAACGCTTAGCGGGAGTTATGCGTCGCTTGGCATTGCCCGCCTAACAGCACAAGAAGAAACCTACGTTCAACGCCGTACTCAGGGGATCAATCCTTCTGCGGCGGCTCGTGCGGCTGGCTATAAGTACCCAGCAAGGGCGGTGGCTGAGCTATCTGAACGTGAGGACATAAACCTAGCAATCTCTTACATGCGCGAAATGCAAAGGCAAGTTGCAGTCCAAGCGGGGGCTATTGAGTTCACCAAGGACGACGCAACAGCCCTATATCTTGAGGCGCATGCCAAGTCAGCGACAGCGATGGAAGAAATACGTGCGGTGGATTCGCTCGTTAAGCTGCATGGCCTAGCAACACCTGAAAAAGTCGAAGTTAACATCACTAACCGTAGCCAGATGGAAACTATGGACGATGAGCAACTACTCAAAATGGCTGGACAAGATATTCAATTGTCGCCTGATGAGTATAAGGTGGCGCACGATGAGGACTGAGCATTGCCATGAATGTTTACGCACTGTTCCTCACTTTGAAATGTATGACCAAAAACACTGCCTAAGTTGCGCAAAGCAGCTGGGAACGTTTGTGAGGCCATCTAACAAAGAGTCAGTGCAACGAATCGAACATGAGTTCAAACGCGTCAGAGAGGAAGAAATAGAGGCGTTTAACGTAGAGCTTGAGGCTAGGAAAGAGCTTGCTGAACGTGAGCTGGTTCGTCGCCGTCTTTTACCCTTCATTAAGCGGCATAATGACGCTTACATGCCCGGCTGGGTTCATGCCGATATTTGTATGCGGCTTGAGAAATTCGCGCAGGACATTGAGAACGGCCTATCGCCACGGCTGATGATTACGATGCCACCGCGACACGGTAAGTCGGAAATAGGCTCTAAGACATTCCCTAGCTGGTACTTAGGCCGTAACCCTACGCATGAGGTTATCACCTGTTCGTACTCGGGCGACTTAGCGGAGGACTTTAGCCGTAAGTGTCGTGACCTACTGGACACCGACAAGTTCAAGGCGGCATTCAAAACACGTCTATCGCCAGACACCAAGAGCGTTAAAAAGTGGATGACTACAGAAGGTGGTGGCTTCACTGCGGCTGGTGTTGGTGGTCCGATAACGGGTCGTGGTGCGCACTTAGGTATCATTGACGATCCCGTAAAAAACCGTGAAGAAGCTGAGTCGGAAGTTACCCGCCAAAAGGTAAAAGATTGGTACTCATCGGCATTCTACACGCGTCTTGCACCAGGGGGCGGTGTGCTGATAATTCAGACTCGCTGGCACGATGATGACCTTGCGGGTTGGCTGCTAAACGTATTTGAGGAAGCGAAAAAAGAGGCTGAGGAGAAGGGCGAACCTATCCCAGAGGACGTAGACCAATGGGATTTGGTTGAGTACCCAGCTATCGCGACACAGGACGAAAAGTACCGTAAGAAGGGCGAGGCGCTACACGAGGAACGCTATCCGTTACCCGCACTACGTCGTATAAAACGTGCCATGATACCGCGAGATTGGGAGGCGCTTTACCAGCAAAGGCCAGTGTCTGAGGACGGTGACTTCTTCACGCGTGATATGTTCCGCTACTACAAGATGGGCGAGCTACCACCGCTGGGGGACATGCGTCTGTATGCAGCGGCTGATTTGGCTATCTCTACAAAGCAAACGGCGGACTACAGTGTGTTTGTGGTAGTCGGTATCGACCGTAAGCAGAATATTTGGATTGTTGACCTGATACGTGGCCGATGGAACTCGTTGGGTATCATTGACCGTATGTTTGAGATTCAGACGAAGTATAACCCTGAGCTGTTTGGTATCGAGACAGGCCAGATTGAGCTGACGCTAGAGCCGTTCATTCAAAAGGCCGAGCAGGAACGGGGTATCTCACTTCGCTACGAGAAGCTTAGAACACGCGGCGCAGACAAAGGTACACGTGCTAGGCCGATACAGGGTCGTATGGAGCAGGGCAAGGTTATTTTCCCTACCATAGAGTCGACACCGTGGATGAGTTCGCTTCAGAACGAGCTGCTTAAGTTCCCGTTAGGCGCTAATGATGACCAAGTGGATGCGTTGGCTTGGATTGGTCAAATGCTCATGCTATTTGGTATTCGTAACGAGAAGAAGCCCAAACCTAAAAAGTCGTTTAAGGACAAATTGCGTAAGTTTGGCGGTGGCACTAGAGGCCGTCATAAAAGTGGTATGGCTGCTTAGCGTTTATTGAGAATTAACAGTGCTACTGTTATTATTGGCTAACAGTAAATAATAATAATAATAACAACAGGTCGTGAAACTTGGACGCTGAAACTATAAAACAGATAATCGCGTTAGGCTCGCTTTTTGTGGCCGTGATTGGCTTGTGGCATAAGCTAGTCATACTACCCATCAAAGAGGAGCTGAAACTCAACGCGACAAGTATCCGCACACTTGAAATTGACAGTGCTAAGCTGGATACAACGCTCACAGCGCTTACTAACGCAATTGACCGACTAACCGATAGGTTGGACCGTGAATGAGTAGAAATAAGAAAAGAGACCCGAGGGTTGTTGCTCGTGATAATCAGACCCGATTTGAGGAAGCTAACAACACCAAGCATAAGGACTTTATCAAACGCGCTGTGCGTAACAACAACTTTTACGCAGGTGATCAGTGGAACAAAGAGGATAAAGCCCGCCTAGACCGTGAGGGCCGACCAGCCTTGACGCTTAATATGATCTTATCAACGGTGAACGCCATAATAGGTGAGCAGCTTGAGCGTAAGGTTGAAGTTGTCTACCGACCGCGTGACTACGGCGATGAGGGCACTGCGTTCGCGCTTAATGCCATCACCCGCAGTATTCTAGCGGTAACGCACTTCGACGATACCGAAGAAGATGTGTTTGCTGATGGCCTAATCACAGGCCGTGGGTACTATGACGTTCGCATGAGTTTCGAGAAGAACCTGCAAGGTGAGGTTGTTATCACGTCTGAGGACCCTATTGACGTTATCCCTGATAGTGAGGCTAAAAGCGCAGACCCGTCTACATGGAACGAGGTGTTTATCTCACGTTGGCTAACGCTTGACGAGATTGGTGCTTCATATGGCTGGGAGAAGGTCGAGGGCTTAGAGCGCCTAGTTGATACTAGCAGCTATAACACGGACGATAACTTCGAATACTTTGAAGGCACGTTTGGTGGCACAAGCCGCACGACAACGATGGACGAGAACGACAGCCGTCAGCTAAGACGTGTTCGCGTTATTGAGCGCCAGCACTTTGAGGTAGATGAGCAGTACCACTTTGTCGATATGACTACGGGTAACATGCGACCTGTACCGTTCGGCACTGATAAAGAAGAAATGGAGGCGTTCGCAGAGCAGTATGGCCTTGAGCTAATTAAGCGTAAAGGTCGCCGAGTGCGAATGACTGTCACAGCGGATGACATTCTGCTGCATGATGATTGGTCTATCTACCGCTCATTTACTATCGTGCCTTTCTTCCCGTACTTCCGCCGAGGTAATCCGTTTGGCCCTGTAGATAATCTAATCGACCCACAGAACCTACTGAACAAGACCAGCTCGCAAGAGTTGCACATTGTTAACACGACGGCTAACAGTGGCTGGGTGGTGCAGGAGGACTCACTGGTCGATATGGACGCTGAGGACTTAGAGGAACGCGGTGCTGAAACGGGCCTAGTGTTACAGTACAAACGTGGGTATGAGAAGCCGGATAAGATTCAGCCGAACCAGATACCAACGGGCATCGACCGTATCTCACAGAAGGCCGCTGCAACTATCCGTGAGATATCATCGGTTAATGCGTCAATGCTTGGTACGGCACGTGCTGACCAGTCAGGCCGTGCGCAGGAGGCCGCTGTAAGTCGTGGTCAGATTCAGGTGTCGGTAATCGTGAGTAACCTTAAACGTGCCCGCCGTATGGTTGGCCGTAAGGTGCTTGAGCTGGTTCAAGACTTCTACAGTGAGACTCGCTACTTTAAAGTGACGGGTAGCAGTATCCTTCAGGGCGAGGAGCGCACGGAGGAGGTCGGCATTAATGTGCCAGATGAGGACGGGAACATAATCAATGATGTGACCATTGGCGATTATGACGTTGAGGTAAGCTTTAGACCTTCGGGCGGTACAATGGCCGACCAAGAGTTTGAGGAAGCGTTGCGCTTGCGTGAAATGGGCGTTGCTATCCCAGACCATGTTATTGTCCAGCACTCGAACCTTACTAAACGTGGTGAAATTGCCGAGTTCCTTAAAGAAAGCCAAGGCTTCGGTGAGCCGAGTGAAGAACAAGCAGCGCTTGAACAGATGCAGGTACAGCACCAAATCAACATGCTGCGTAAAGAGCTTGAAAAAGTTGATGCAGATATTGATGTGGCACTGGCGACGGCTAAAGAGAAAATGGCTAAGGCTGACTCGCTAAGTGGCTTCAACCAAGCGCAAATGGAGCTACGACGACTCGAACAAGAACGTGTGGCCAAAGAGCAGGAGCTATCACTTCGCATTGCTCTGGCGGCTAGAGGCCATCAGAATCAGAATGCTATGAACGATAAGCGTATTTCTAGCCAAATCGCTATGAAATCTATGGATATGGCGTATAATGCGTCGAATAAAGATAACAGTAACACTAATAAAAACAATAACAGAGGTGACTAATAATGGCTGCAAACCGTAACCTTGATGAACTTAACGCAACATCGGCAATTCTTGATGATTACACGCCACCTACGCCAGAGGAGCGTGGTGACTTCGTTGAGGACGATGAAGCCCCTGCGGACGACGTTGTTGATGAGCTTGAGGACGAGGACGAAGATTCGAGCGAGCTTGAAGAAGAATCGGACGAAGATGAAGATGAGTCTGAGTCAGAGGGCGAGGGCGATGTGGATGGTGATGAAGGCGAGGAAGAAGAGCCTGCTGAAAAGCCTTCTAAGGGCGCTAAAGGCCGACGTGTACCACTCGAACGACTAAACAAGGAAATTGAGAAACGCCGCAACCTTGAGTCTGTAGTACAAAGCCTCCGTACAGAGATCGACGCGTTGAAGGGTGCTGGAAGCCAAGAATCGCAAGGCGAACAGCAAGCCGATCCTGTTGGTTTCACCCGCGAGGAGTTTGAAGGTATGCAGGAGGCTATGCTTGACGGCGAGACTGATAAGGCTTTCGAGTTATTCGGCAAAATGATGGCTAGCCAAACTCAAGCGGTACAGGCCAAAGCTGAGCAAGAAGTATCAGAACGCGTACGAAATGAGCTTAACCAAGACCGTGCAATGTCTGAGTTGCAACAAACGGCGCAGGCGTTAGCTGAAAAGTACCCAGAGCTTGATAGCGCTGGTGACGAGGCGGACGAAGGTCTGATCGAAGAAGTGGTGGAAATGCGTGACCTGTATGTTGATCGTGGTCTATCACCAGCCGAAGCGCTTAAGAAGTCAGTTCGCTTAGTTGCCCTTGAAAATGATTTAGTTGACCGTACAGCTAAATCTAAAGCAGATATGGCTAAGCCTACGAAGAAAACTAACACCAAGGCCAAGCTAGCTGCGGCTAAGAAAGAGCGTGGCAAGTTGTCGGGCACTGGTGGTGGCAATAGTCGCCCTGATATTGATATTTCACGTATGTCAGACGACGAGTTTGCGGGTCTTAGTGCTGAGGCTAAAGCTCGTGCAAGAGGAGACTACGTAGAGTGATGTTCGAGCCAAACGAGACCCTATGGCTGACCTACATTTGGATCTTTATAGCGGCACCACTGATTGTCCGCTATTTAGACCCATCGGTCGATAGTTACCCGAAGCGAGTCATCATAGGCTCAATACTCTCGGGGTGCATGATTGCCGTGGTGTTCATTCTAGCTCTGGTTGTGTCCGTCATTGGACTTGTGGCCTAGCAGCAAAAAGCCGACTTAATCGTCGGCTTTTTTGTGGTAAAACTAAGTCGGCTTGTAGGCTAGCCTGAACTCTTCGGCGTAGAACAGGTACGTTTCAACGTCGGTAGGGGTGTAGTATTCGTGAGCATCTTCTATTCCGTTTTCTGCGGTTAATAGGTCATGCACTAGTATATGTATATGGTTGGGAGTCACAAAGAAACCAGAGTATACTGCGGCGTACTTACTGGTACACCTCCACTGAGGTATCCCCTGTTCGGCCATAGATGGGTCTACGAAATGTAGATGCGCAAGTTTCTCGTACTCAATTTCTGCACGTAATCTTTCAGGGTAGTCAAAGACGCGATCACGCCCTACAGCTGGGTGTATGGATATATTCCGCATCTGTATGTTTTCGTTAGGCGTGATTATATTGGTCGGCCCTGCGTTAAATGATAACGTTTTGTACTCGTGTACGATGTTGAGGGCTGCTTGATTTGCTTCGTTGAGCTCTACGACTTCGGTGTCTAGGTCGATTGTGACCTTTATATCTTCCGTGATTTTATCAGTCATTTAGCGCTGCTTTTTTGCTTGTCGCATTCTAGCTGCTCGCGCTTTGCGCTTCTCACGTGACTGCTCAATGGTATTAAAGCTACGCGCAAAGACAGCCATGTCGTTAGGCATAGTTAGTTTGTCATTTGATGTAGTCATAACAGGATTCCTTATGAAACCTTGTGGATTGTTGTTGTATTGACGGTAACGTCAATAGAGCGAATATTAGACGGTCTGTAATGGGATTACAACAAAAAACTTAAATTAACGCGTTACAGTAGGGGTGCGAAACTCGACTAAAGGCAACAGTATAGCTGCACGTTTTCGCTCTCTGCTTTAGCAGTGTTACTGTTTACATTATATATTAGTAATTGCTATAATTACTGTTATTCAAGGTGATACCTTGTAAATAAATCCTGCCCCACAGCTCAGTTATGCCGTGCATTCATTTCGATAGACCCACGTTACGGGACGACTCAAAACATTTGGATTTAATAAGTCCACTGTTAGTCGTTTCGCGACAAAGCCAACGGCTCAGGGACTAACGAAGGGTATGCTTTAAATGGCAAAGACTAATTTCTCAGCGTTAGACGACGACGCTAAAAAAGTATGGTCACGTGATACGTGGCATCAGGCACGTGAAAAAATGTTCGTGTCGAAGTTCATGGGTTCAGGCCAGAACGCAATGATTCAACGCATTACCGAGCTAACTAAGTCAGAGCGCGGTACAGAAGCGATTGTGACATTAGTACCAGATATGCACGGTGACGGTATCGTTGGCGACAACGAATTAACCGGAAACGAGGCAACGCTAACAGCTCACCAAGATAAGGTTGAGGTTGACCAACTTCGTAACGCGGTTAAAAACACCGGTAAATTAAACGACCAAAAAACGGTTGTTAACTTCCGTGAACAAGCTCGTGACCAGCTAGCTTACTGGCTATCAGACCGTATGGACCAAATGACGTTCCTACAATTAGCGGGCTTAGACTTCGCACAAACTAACGATGGCCGAGTACGTCCTGGTCAGGGTGCGAATGACGACAACCTTTCAGACTTAGCGTTCAACACTGCGGGTGGTCTAGCACCGACTTCTGAGCGCCACTTAATGTGTCTTAAAGGCGGTCAAGTTGTTGATGCTGATACGACTGCGATCACCGCTGACGACAAGCTGGGCTATGACCACATTGTACGTCTACAAGCGATTGCTAAGACTCGCTATATTCGTGGTATCCGTGGTAACGGCGGTTCAGAGGTGTACCACTTATTCTTACACCCAATGGCATTAGCGACGTTGAAGCTAGACCCAGACTTCAAAGAGAACGCACGTCATGCAGGTGTTCGCGGTGATAGCAATACGCTATTTGCGGGTGGTGAGTCTTACATTGTTGACGGCCTACACATCCACGAGTTCCGCCATGTGCCAACTACTTTAGGTGCAGATAGTGGCTCTAAATGGGGTGCTGACGGTACTGTTGACGGCTGTATGGGTCTGTTATGTGGTGCTCAGGCGCTAGGTTTCATAGACCTAGATACTGCGTCTTGGGATGAGCGTGATCACTTCGACTACGGTAACAACTACGGTATTGCTTACGGCAAAATCTTCGGTATGAAGAAAATGCAGTTTAAGGACGCTAAGAAATCAGCGGACCGCAATGTTAAGCAAGACTACGGTGTTTTACGTATCGACTTCGCTATCTAAGTTGGGTTAAGGGAGTGAGTCGACCGCTCCCTTACATATGCAAGAGAATTACAAATGAAAGTTAAAAATTTTACACGCCAAACAATCCGAGTAACAGCCCCGATTGGCGGCCACGTGCTACTTGTTAAATCAGGCCAAACTCGTGATGTTCCAGCGCACCTTGAAGATGCAGCTATCCGTGCTGGCTTAGTTCCGTTGGAAGATATTGAGCTGCAAGCAGAGCGCGAGGCAGCGATCCTAGCGGAAGAAAAAGCCAAAGCTGAGGCAAAGGCCAAAGAAGAAGCGAAAGCGGCTGAGGAGCAAGCAGCGGCGCTAGAAGAAGCGGCTCGCAAGGCGAAAGCAAGTGAAGCTGCAAAGAAAGCGGCTGCGACACGCGCGGCAAACAAAGCGGCTGGTAAGTAATAGAGGCATATTGTCATGTTAACCGTAGGAACAATACTAACAAATCGCGTCCGTGTCCTTCTACGAGACATTGACGAAGGCGGCGTACAGTGGCGTGACCCAGAGTTGATCCAATGGTTCAACGAGGCATGTGCTGAGGTCGCGAGAGTTCGCCCAGAAGCGTGTAGCACTACAGGCTCGTTTCAGCTCCAAGCTGGCTCAAAACAGAGTGTGGCAACGCTAGGTGCGTCACGTGTGCTTGAGGTTATCTGCAACATGAAAAACGGCGAAGAAGGCCGTGCGGTTCGCCACGTCGAGCGCTCTACGTTGGATAATGAAGACCCTAATTGGATGGCGGGCAGCAAAACTGACACCGTATTTCGATACAGTGTTAGCCTGACAGACCCACGCTCATTCTACGTGTACCCACCTGCTGACGGCACAGGTAGCTTGTTGATGGTTACTGGCACAACGCCAAATGAGGTGGAATCGCTAACCGACCCATTCCCGCTACCGTCAATGTATGCTGCGTGTGTGGCTAACTACATTCTTCACCGTGCTTTCGCTAAGTTCACTGAGTCGGAGTCTATGCAGGCTCGGGCACAAAACTACTACAACGTGTTTGTGTCTCAGATTGGTGACACTCAAGCAAGCATGGAGAATGACAACGCCAAGACACGTGACCCAATAGGGGCGTAACATGGCGTATGTTCAAGAATGGGTTGATAGCATCAGAATGGACGTACCCGAGCCGCTGGATTCTACAGTGGCTCGTCAAGTTAGGTACGCCATTCAAGAGTTCTTCCGAGCTTCGGAGGCATGGCTGCATACAGAGCGTGTAGCGCTTGTTGATGACAACGCGCCTCTTGAGGGCATGCCTGATGAAACGTACGTCGCTGCTACGAAGTACGCTTATTTCGAACCAGCTGACCGAGAAGGGCGCTATAAGCTCGTAAGTGAGCTGCCCCATAGGTTAATGCCCGCAAGGCGCATAGGTTGCTTTGCGCACAGTGGTAACAGAATCCTGTTAGACGCATTCGAGGAAGGTACGCTTGAGGTGTCGGTTGTCGTGCAGCCCAACCGTAATATCGACAGCGTACCTGACTCACTAGGCGACAAATGGTTTGATGTAATCCGCCGTGGTGCGATTGCCCGTCTGCTTTCTATGCCCGAAAAAGAGTGGTCTAACCCGCGTGCTGCTGCAACATATGAAGCGCATTTCCGCGAAGGTATAGCTAAGGCCAAACGTGAGGCGAGAGACGACCGAAGCAGGCCAAAGCGTTCGGTGAGATTTAATAAGAGTTTCGCATGGTAACTGACCCTTTTGCAGTTGACGATATTGAATTGGTGTTCCCCACGATAGAGCCGTATATCGAACGGCTCTATCGTTGTTTCGGCGGATACCCAGTGGAGGAGGTTAAGCGCCTCCTTAAGATTCGAGCTGCAACACTCCACCTAGTAGGTGAGGACTCGTTTTTTATAGCCCAATGGGAAGAGGGCAAAGCGCATGTGTTGTGCGCCGCAGCAATGAGCGGCCATGTTAGTGATTGGTCGGAGATAATGACAAGTGTATCGGCTTACCTAAAAGAGCTGGGGTGCAAGAAGTTCACGTTCACAAGCCCGCGTAAGGGCTGGTCGAAGGTGGCGGAGCAGGTCGGTTTTAGTGTTGAGTCTGTAACGTATGTGAAGGAGCTTTAATGTCTAGCCCTGATAAGCCTAAAACATCAGAAGGTGAAAAATTACAGGTCGAGCTAGCGTCAAGAATGTTTGATGAGGGTTCAAAAGTTAAAGAGGCTACACGAGATTCGTTCATGGCCTCAAATAGACGTGACAACCGCTCGCAGCTTATGGCTCGTGTGGGTGCAGAGTCTGCTAAAGTCAGCAAGGAACGTCTACAGCAGAGCCGTCGACAGGGTTCATACAAGACTGTAGATGGCGGTGTTGATGTTAAGTCTGCGGGTATCGCAGCGACGGGCAAAGGTGGGCGTTCTTATGATGCAGAGGGCGATATTGTCCGCCGTGATACGTCAAGCACAGAGCGAGTTGCCCGTAGTATGGGGGCGGAAGGCCATCAGCGTTCAATGAGTGACTTCGTTGAGGACAACAAGAAAAAACAAGCAGTCTTTGATTTGATTGGCGCAGGCGCGCAGGTTTACATGTACGGCACGGATTCCGAAAAGAGTGGTAAAAGCGATAAAGGCAAAACGTCGGGAAATGACGCTAACGCGAGTGTCGCGGATATTTTAGGAGCGTTAGAATAATGGCTACAACTACTAGCGACGCCAGCTCGAACAATACCCAATATTCTGGTTTACCTTGGAGCATGAGCAGCATATCGCAGTCGTCTACAGCTTCGGTGGTCAATAACATGATCAACAAGGCGAAAACGGCGGCTGCTTCGGAGCTTGATTATGAGGCTGAGCTTGAGCGTATGTATCAGAACCAAATCACGGATTATGAGCAAAATACGCTACCTATCATTAAGGACTTAATGGACGAGGCTGAGAGCACATCGATTGTTGATAGGTCACGCTCACTCAGCGAGAACCTAGATGCTAAAACAACTGAGGTAGCGAATAGGCAATTGGGTTATAGCATGGGGGGTCAGCTTGCTTCGCAGCGTAATGCGATCAATAGAGGCCAAAACCGTACTGTTGCGGCTTCACGTTCGGCTACCATGACACAGGCGTATGAGGACCAGCGCGTTAAGCAGCAGGCGGCACGTACGCAACTTATGTCTATCAGTGAGCAGTTACAGTCATCTGGTACGGCTTCAATGTCGCAAGCATACCAAGCTAAAGAGCAGCGTGATGCGGCCTACAAAGCGGCTAAAGGTGGCTTCATGTCACAAGTTGGTGCCGTGGCCGGTGGTGTAATTGGCGGGGTATTTGGTGGCCCAGCGGGTGCGGCTGCGGGTGCGTCAATTGGTAGCGCAGCAGGCGGAATGATAGGAGGTTAAAATGGCAGGTTATGGAATGCGTGATGGCTCGGCTATTATTAATGCGATAGGCCAGTACGCACAATATGCGGAAAGACGCGAAGAACGTGAGTACCAGCGTGAGCGACAAGAACGCTTAGACGCAGAGAACATGCGACGCCAGCGATTAGCTGAGGAGCGCAGTAGTGCCTTGTTTGAGCGCCAGATGAGCGAGTACGACCACAAAGAGGCTGAGCGCCAAAGAATAGCTGATGAGCGCCAGCGATTAAGGGACGCACGACAAGGCTATGTTGATGATGTTACTGCTTCAATTGACGAGCAGGAACGGGCGGAGCTAAACAGGTTTAATCGTGCGTTAACGCGCGATGGCGGCGACATAGAAGTAGCCAGCAATGGTGATGGTACGGTGTCGTTTGGTGTGCTTAAGTCTAACGGCAAGCGAGCGCCATTAACCGTAAACCCAAACGACAACACGAGTACGCCTTTGCGAGCCAAGGAGGAAGATCTAAGTCGCCTACAGGCTCACGCTGCTAAAAGCATTGAGGTCGCGGAGCAAAACGGCGTAGCCCCTGAGCACCATGCAGCTTATGTACGCGCGAGTTTTACTGCTGACGAGAACGGTGTTGTGCGCGAGGCTTCACGCGATGAGTTTAAGGAAAACCTCAAGCAGCAAGGTTTGCTAAATGTTGCGCAGGATAAGCAGGTCTCACCGGATGAGGATGTTCCTACCGAAGAAAACCTCAATCGTTCAGCCGCGAGGCAAGAGGCCGCGAATGAGGCTAAGCGGGAGGGCACTCGTCGTTTAGCTGGTGTTAGTGGCCGTGTTGCTGCGCTGGAAAAAGCTTTCGGTAAAAAGGCGCACGGCGACTCTACAAGGGTGTCGTTTAAGGGTGATGTTGCGAAAGTTACGCCGAGCAATAAGGTTAGCACTCCCGAGGGAGCTGAGGACTTAGCCAAGACTAAGGAGGCGATTGACCAATCGGGTGAAGCACCACCAAAGGTGAATCGTGCCCTAGAGCCAATTGCACAGGTTGAGGACGTTGAGCAGAAGATGCAGGCCATTAAGGACAAGTATGCGGCTAAGCGCAAGCGCGCAGCTGTTGTCGGCGAGCTGTATCTAACGGGTAATATCAACGAAAAGCAAATGCGTAACTACATGGATACGGGCGATATGCGTTTCAGTACGCATGATATTGAGAAGCACAGAGCCGATATCTATGAGGTGCAGGCGAACGCTAACGCTAAGGTAATTAAGGCGCGTAAAGAGCTGCTTAACGCTCAAGTGGCGGCGGCAAAGGCTACAACCACCAATGTAGAGTCACAACAAAAAGCGCTTAAAGATGCACGTAAGTACCTTGGTGATGTTGGCGCGTCAGTCGCTGGTTATATCGGTAGCGCTAAAGGATACAAGTCTGACCAAATCAAAGGGCTTGAGTCACAAATTAATATCCTTGCTGACCGCTTTATGGCTAATGGCCGCTACAGTGTTGAGGCTATGAGTACGCCAGAATTTGCCGCAATGTGGTCGCATGGTATTGAGTCTTATCTTCGTGCTGAGCCAAATGCTGAGTTAACGGTGATGAGTGTTACGCCTTACATAACAGCGGTTGAGGCTAAGTATAAGCCCGAAACGGCTAATACAATCAAAGCTGTTAGCGCGTACTCAGGACTTGGCGTTAGTGAAGTCAGAGACGTTTATAACGACAGGTACAACGAGGATCGTGCGGAGTTCGAGCAAAAGGGCGGCCAGTGGAATGAAGTAGCCCAACGCGATTTCGACGAGCTATTCAAGGAAACGTACCTTTATAAAAATTAGTAACACTACTAAAAAACATAGTAGTAATGATGTTAAAATCCCTATCACTTAATTGTGTTAGGGATTTTTTTATAGGTATGAGTGATTTCATAGATGAGTTGATCCGAAGGGGCGAGCGTAGGGGAGACTTTGCCAAGAACAAACCAGAGGATGCGATTGATGATGTTGAGCTACGGGATGGCGATAGTGGCGGTATTGGTGAGCCAAAAGATGCGCGTTTCGAGGGCTTTAACACTGTGGAAAAGCCGCATGATTGGCGTAATGACGACCACCCAAACGCAAGTGACGCGCAGGCCGTAACGCAGGGTGTGCTTGATGAAGGTGGCTACGTTGTAAAAGGCAATGAACGAGGTCGGTACAAGCGCCCACTGTCACGTATGTATGATAAGAATGGCAATGACATTGCGTCGCGTATGGTTGAGTCGGGTGCGGCTGCACCAGATAGAAGTGTCGACGCTACGCAGGCTGAAATGCTCGGCATTGCCCGTCGAGCGTTGGGCTATGCTCCGTCAAGTGACGAGAAAATGAACGCAGTAGGCCAGAAAATCCGTGAGAGCAACGATGAGTTCAGGCCGTGGGAAAATGCGGTTTTAGAGTCTAAAGTGTACGACCGACGCTCAACGTTTGAACGTGCATTTGATCGTGGTACTGATGAAACAAAAGCAGCGCTAGGTGGCGCGCTTAACTATATCGGTGAAATGGTCGGCAATGAGGAATGGGCTGCCGAGGGTCGGGAGATTGCGCGTAGGCACGGTGTTGATGCGGCTCTTAACAAGCGTAAATTCGAGTCTGTAGACAAGGTTGAGGGCTTTAGTGATGCTTTAGACTATGTGGTCGAAACTCTAGGCGAGGCCGCCCCTGGTCTTATAGTCGATGCGTTAGCTACTGCTGGTACTGTGGCAGTCGGTGCAGTGACAGGTGGTGCAGGTGCTGCTGCGGGTGTCGGGCTAATGGGGGCTATGCGAGCTACCGCTGGTCGAGCGCTCATGAAAGGTGCGAAAGCTGGCCTATACGCTGGCCCCGCGTTATCTGGGTTCGTACAGTCTGCGGGTGCTATGGAGAACCGTTTGGACAGCACAGGTGAGGGTGAGCACACAGAGGCCGCGACGCTATCGGGTGCTGCTGGCGCTGCGCTAAATGCACTGCCTTTCGTTGCTGTGCTTGGTAAATCGCTCAAAGCTACTGGCCTGTCTGATGAGGCTGCAAAACCAGTGATGGATGCGCTATCGAAGCCGTCTGTTGCTAAGCGTTTAAAAGATGTTTTAGGTACTACGGCAATCGGTGCTGCGGCAGAGGGCGTTACTGAAACGGCGCAAGTTATAACTGATGAGATTATCGCCACAGAGGTAGGCGATGATGAGTGGAGACTAGAAACGCGCGACGCTGTTGAAGCGGGTATCCGAGCTGTTATCGGCGGTGGTGCTATGGGTGGTACCGCATCTACAGCGGGTAATGCTATTGGCTTCATGCGCGAGTACAACCAAGCTCGTCAGGGAGCAGATGCAGAGGGCGAACAAGTAAATGCTGATGGCTGGAGGGCTGACACTGTTGAGGAAGTAGAGGACGACGGCGTTCCATTTTCGAGTGACGACTCGCTGGAGCAGAGTGTTGAGCGAGCAGCTAAAAAACGCCCTAAGAGCAAACCGAACGCCAAGGTAGAAACAGATGATACGGGAGTCGTGGGCCAAGGCCAATTTGATTCGCTAACTGCCCGTGATGTGCCAAACCTAAGCAGTGACCGCTACGATGAGCTACGCGAAATACTTGAACCAAAAGGTAAGCCGCTTAATGAGTCTCAGGTAGGAGCGCTTATTGATAACGGCACACTAACAAATGAGGAACTAGCGCGCTACGCCGCTGATAGTCACTATGGCGCAAGCACTCCGCTAAGTGGCGGGTATGACAAGGCTCGTGGTGATGAGGCACTTGCCCGTGTCTTTAAGCAAGTAGTTCGTCTGTCTCGTGATGGTAAACTCAAGCTGACTGAGCAAGAACGCAACCGTTTAACCGAGGCTGAGGAAGAAAGCACGGATACCGCATTAAGAGCGGCGTTAGGGTCTATCAACCCAGAGTTCAATAACATTGTGTATCGCAATGCTAACCAATTCGATGGTCGCGCTATGTTTCGTGACTACAGCAAAATCAAACGCGACCGAATAAAGAACCGTGAACGTATCAAGAAAGAAGCGCAAGTCGAGAAGTCAATTGAGAACGCGCCGACTGTTAAGATCCCAGAAGGTGAAGCGCCTAAAGAAAAGCCAAAAGGTGTCGTAAAAAGCGCCCCAGATTGGATCAAAGAAGGTCGCAAGCCAAGCAAAGAAGAAATCGACGAAGCGATGGCTATGCTGGATAACGCGAAGGACAAGCTTAAAGTCCGCATCAGAAGTGTTATTCAGGGCAAAGGCAAGAATACACAGGCCGCTAGAGATATATTCGCTGTCGAGGTGGCTAAGAATGCAAAACAACTAGCAGAGGTAGGCCAACACTATGACTTCGAGTCGTCAGGTTCGCTTGAGGCCGACAAGCTTTCTCTGCTGAACAAGATTGTTGATAGCAGCATTGAAGGTACTAAGCCAGATAAACCCAAGGCGAAGAAGAAAGCGCAGAAGCCGACCACCACTGAGGGCAAGGTTGAGTATCTTAAGCAAGAGCTTGGAACACGTACGGCCAGTGATGGTGATATGGGTAAATTGCTGGAATCGCATGACCAGTACCGCAAGTTCGTTAAAGATGGTGACGCGGTTGATCCGTCTAAATTGTCCGATACTGCGCGTAACACGTTAAAACAGCGCGCTAAGTTCGCTGATAATAAAGATATAGTTAAGCAAATCGATGAGCTACAGGCGCGTGTTGATAAGTTCGAGTTCATTCAGTCGTTCCGCAAGGCGGTGGATTCTATGTACGAGGAGACCGCAGCAACGAAGTCTCAACGTGAAATGGGTGAGCGTACAGACCAGCAAGTCGCGTACAGTGAGCGTGATGAGAACGGCGATGAGCGAAACGTTGGTGATGTTCAGAGTGTTGTGGACACCGGCGATAATGACCTAGAGGTTGCGGCCAACTACACCCGCAGAACGCAAATGGCCGAGCGCGTCTATAAAGAGCTAAAGAAAATCAAGGGTATGAATAACGCGGCTCTTGTTAAGTTCATGCGCGAAACTGTAAAACCTACAGAGCGCGAAGCAGCCCTTGGAGACCGCCTGCCTAAGCGAACCCGCAAGCGCAAGGCTATTGATAACCAGAAAACGACCAAGGACAACCAGTTTGACCAGTTCGATACGAGCAAACCATTGTTCACCTATGGCGACCAAGAAAAACGCCCAGATACTCGCCACTTATCGAAAGGCACGGTTAACCGACTCAAAGAGCACTTGGAGAACGATGATTTAGAAGCGTTTGGCAAGCTGTTAGAAAAGACGGGGATTATGCCCAAAGAGGCGACAATTGGTGAAGTGAAAATGACACCTAGCGAGCGCCTAGCTTCGGCGGCGCGTAATTCGTTCGCGAACAACAAGCTATACAGGTCAGCTCGCGCACGTTCAGGCGAGAAGCGAAGTGATCGCGGCCTTGTGGTACGTGACAATGAATCGGGTAAACCACTTAATGTTGACTTGGACGCTGTTACTCGATGGGCATTGCGTGAGGACAAAATTGACCTTAATGACGGCGACATAAATCTCAACGAAGAGCTTGCTACTGCGGTGCTAAGTGGTATTTCAGCGTTGGCCGACCTGCGCCTTGATGATGGCCGCCCAATGTTTAGCTTTAACCTAGATACTATTCGCGATAGCGCTGTAGTGTACCGTGTTGATGGCGATAAACTGGCATCTGTGACTATGGGGTCTATCCGCAACGGCCTTAACTACAAAGGCAAAAAGCGCAGTACGAAAGTTGATGTTGTCCAGCCTAAGCATGTCGACAGAGATAAGCGCTCTCTGCTGCGTAGAATAGGCATTAAGCTGTCAGATAAGCCAGAGTTCAGTACGATCATTGCAGCGGCTGAGAACGCCGTAGCGGTGGGTGATTTACTGCCTAAAGAGCTGGTTTCTCTTACTTCGTCGATTGAGCGCAACTTGAGGTCGAGCCGAACGCTGTCGGACTTAATGCCAGAAGATATAGGCAACGTGTACCGTGATGAAGTGTCCTATGACGATATTGCTTCATTGGTCTCAAAGGCTGTGAACGAGGATAAAATCACTGAGGAACGCGGTGATGAGATACTACTCGATGCCAAAAATAGAGTGTTTGATAAGGACTTCGAGCAAGCGGCCAAAGAAGGTGGGGAGCTAACTATCGACACGGCGCGTGTTGATGATGAGATAGCGAACCGCGATGAAGTCTCTACGGCTAACAGTACGCGAGGCGTGTTACGTAAGACCAAGCGCAAGGACAAAAGTGGTGGCGGCGAAGAGTCAATGACACGTAAAGGACTAGAGCAAGACGTAACCGAGGCTAAAGAGCGATTGGAACGAGCTGAAAGATGGGCTAGCGGTGATATGGACAAGCTTGTCGCCGAAGCTGAGAGCGGCCTCAAGGCCGCACGTAAGCAAATGGGCGAGGCTCTAGTTTCTGCTATCCGTCGAGGTGAGATAGAGGGCGTTACGGTAGCGCAGCTCAAAAAAGATGAGCAAAAGCTACTTAGCCTACTTGAAACACCAACGGTGAAGGTTGAGGCTTCGACTAAAACGCCGACAAAACAAAGGGCAGAAAACATGGGTTCAACGGAGCGTGTGAAAAATGGTCCTGTCGTTGTCAATGGCCGCTCACTAGAGGCTATCCGAAGTGCTATTCAGGACGGTGGCATTAAGGGCATAACTGTCGCAGAAATGCGTAATGCACACGGCAATATTGATGGTGCTGACCCTTCACTTTTAAGGCGTGTGGCTGAGCGTGAGGTTCGTGAGTCTAAGCGTATGTTCGTCAATAAGGGTGATTTCGGTGAGTCTCAAAGTGCATATGTGCTCTTGCAGGACGCTAGGATGCGCGTCGATGAGGCTAAGGCTATCAAGGCGCGCTCTGTTGGCACAGACAAAGAGGCTGATGTACGAAGCGCATTAGTCGAGGAGGCACGTCGTAAGTTAGAGGTGGCTGAGTTAGCGCTTAAAAGCTACAAGGATACAGAAGTTGGAAAAGGCACGGACTTGAGCAAAGGCCGCAAAATTCAGCTAAACCGCAAGCTAAAGAAAGTGGTTAAGCGCAACCGTGGCCTAGCTAGAAAGTCTATGTTCCGTTTCTTTGAAATGACGCGCACACGTCTAGCTCGCATTCACCCAGATGCGGCGGCGAGGGCGGACAGGTTCACTGCACTACAACGAAACGCTACGGAGTATTTCGCGTCACGTATTGGCAAGGAGGTAGGAGACAATAAGGCGATCCAGAAGGGCTACGAGGACTCTATTAACAAGGTTAAAAGTCCCGAGCGTGAGAAGTACGAGGCTTTCTTAGCACAGCTAAATGCGTACGTTAGAAAGCATGATAAAAACTTCAAGCCTGTAGCATCTAAGGTCCACCTAGATTTGCATGCTGTTGAACGAAACAGAGCAGGTTTCTTGTCCATACTTCGTGAGGCGGGAGTTAAGAACCCAGAGGCCACGCTTGACTCAATACTGGACGGTCGAGGATACCCAGAGTACGCAATTAGGCCGGAGCTTAGCAATCAACCAAGGTCGGGGCGTAGGGTGCTAGAGCCACTTTACGAGAAGCTAAAGGAAGGTGGCTACGTGGATACAGACGCACCGAGACACTTACTCCGCCTTGTTAACTCGTCAACTAGCTGGGCTGCATGGAATGAGACGCATGGCGGCGTTAAAAACGGTAAGTGGGATTCTAATGCAGAGTTCAATCGCATACAGAGCGAGGTGCATACGGGCAATCGTCAGGAGTTCGCTAAGTTGTATCAGGGCGTTACGGGGCGTTTAGGCATGAACATGTCGCCTATACTACGTAACCTTAACTCCGCTGCTTTAGCTTTTCAGTCGGCTACGGTGCTGTGGTTCACTGGCCTAGCGAGTGTGCCAGAGGTAGCGGCAACATACTCTCGTATGCGTGGCGATACTAAAGGAATGCTGGACGACGCCAAGAGCGTTTTAACGGGGGTAGGGCGAGAGAAAATGTTTAAGGTCGCTCGCGATTTTGACATTATCACCGATGACGCTATCGAGCACTCGCTACAAGAAATGTACAACATGAACGACTTAACTATGGGTCGTATCTCACAAGGTATCCAAGCCTTTGTGTTCAAGTACAACGGCCAAAACTATGTGACCAAAATGACACGTGCAATAGCGACTAAGGCGGCTGAACGCTACCTTGTTCGTGCCGTGGAAGATGGGGCTGATGGGGAGAAGCGCTTAAAAGAGCTAGGCGTAACTGCGGCAGACGTTAAAGCATTCGCATCGGACGCAGACTTAACAAGCCCTGCTGGTAAACGTTACCGTGATGCGGTTCACCAGTTCGTTAATGAGGCCGTGACTAACCCACGTTCTACGCAGCTACCGCTTGTGGCAAATGATCCGCGTTTCTTACTCGTGACTACCCTTAAAAAGTTCTTCTACGGGTTCTATGACAACGTACACAAGTCGTTGGCTAAAGGGTTTAAGGACAGAAGTTCAAGTGTCGATCCTTGGAAAGCAGTAGCCGTTACAACGGCGGTTGCCCTCCCATTGGCACTAATTGCGGAGCTTATACGCGAGCAGATTAGATATCCGTTTGGCCGCCCTAAGTGGCAGGGTGAGCGTGACTTGGTGGATTGGGGCGGCAGTGTTCTCGCGGCTACTGGCCTACTCGGACCCGCAACGATGGCCGAATCTATCTACGCTGGTACAACCTATGGTAATCACCCTGTCGTGGCCGCTATGGGACCAACCGCTCAGTTTGCTGTTGATGTGGCGACACTTGAAATGCAGCCGAGCCGTGTTGTGCCGCTGGCTAACCAGATACCTTGGATGGCTAAGCCTATCAACGAGTCGGTCAAGAATTTAATTAAATAAAACAGTAATGCTGTTATAATGCCCCATAAGTAACACTAATATTTATGGGGCTTTTTCATGGCAGAACCAAGAACAAAAAACTTCAAGCCTTCGGAGCTACGCTGTAAATGTGACTTCTGCAAAGGTGAAGTGGAGAACGAATGTGATCCATATGCGCTGCGGATGCTTCAAAAAATTCGTGATGAGGTTGGTCCTCTTGCGTTAACGAGCGCCTACCGCTGTGCTAGACACCCCGAAGAGGCGGAAAAAGAACAACCAGGTCAACACTTCAAAGGTGTCGCTTTTGATATTTATGTGCCGTGGGGCGTAAAACGAATGCAGATTGTTGAGCTTGCGTTAAAGCTGGGCGCAAAGGGCTTCGGCTTTGCTAACTCGTTCCTGCATATCGACTGGCGCGTGTCGAGCGAACCTGTTAGTTGGACGTATCATTAATGAAAATTCTGTTTAATGCTTTTCTAGGCACTGCGCCTAAGTTCGACGATGAGCAATTGCCAGATGGCTACGCTACGTTGTCGAACAACACTAAGTCAGAGCGGGGAATCTTAGAACCGTGGGCGCTCCCTACGTCATTGGGCAGCTTTGGTCGTAGTGATACTAAGTCTATGCACAAGTACCGTGACCAATGGTTTACATGGCCTGAGATTACGTATGCTGTTAATGCGCCACTCAAGAATGACGCTTACGACTACGCACTGCTTGCTTCGGCCAATAGTGAACCACGGGTCGTGTATAACCTAAATGCAGAGGAGGGCAGTGGTCCTTATCCTGCGGTTACGTACCCGTTGAATGTACCAGTTCCTGACAAAATCGACTCTGTTATCACTGGTGATGCTGAGCATTGGTACTACGAACCCCAAGAGGAGGGCGTAGACTCAACGGGTGACACTGATGGCGATGGCATCGTCGCCCTGAAGCCTTACCAAGACCCAGAGGACAGTGAGTATGACTACTCAGAAGTTGCATACTCTTACTGCTATGTTGACGCTTGGGGGCGTTTGAGCGCGTTGGCAGACCCTACGGATATAGTAAAAATCCGAGAATGGGAGTACGTAAATACAACGGCGGTTACGCTCACTTTCCCTACGCCGCCAGATAGTCTTTTGCTTACTGACCCATTGCGCGGAACAAACGCAAAAATTCGCATATTCAGAACGAACCTAGCGAGTTCAGGTACGGCTGTCTACCAGTTCGTTGCTGAAATTCCAGCGACACAGAACACATACACAGACACAACGTACAGCGGTGACTTATTGGACTCGCCTATCAACGAAGATTGGGTGGGCGCGCCAGACTTGGACACTGAGCTTTACCCGAATGGCCCTATGCAAAAGGTCGTTGTTATGGGTTCAGATATTCTTGTGGGGCACAATAAACGTATCTTGTGCTTTGCTGAGCCAGACGCTTTCTACGCGTGGCCTGTCAAGTATTACAAGGTATTCCAAGAGGACATTGTGACAATTGAGACTTCGGGTTCAAACCTTGTTGTGCTAACGACGGGTGTGCCTTATGTGGTTCAAGGTGTTCACCCTGAGTCGATGGACGCGGCACGTCTTTCAGACCCCGTTCCTTGCTCAAGCCCACAAGGTTCGACTGAGGTCGCGGGCGCTGTCTACTTTACTAGTGAAACAGGGCTGCACCGTATCGAGGGCTACGCGATTGCTAACGTGAGTACAGGTTTTATAGACAATGACTCGTGGCGCAAGCTTGACCCAAGCACAATGATACTTGGTAACTACGACAACAAGGTTTTTGTTCGCTGCCCGACGGTGGATAAAACGCTCGTGTTTGATGCGCTAGACCCAAATGCGGGTATTAGAACGGTAGACCTAAGAGCTGAGTCCTTCGTTGAGCTAGAGGAGACAAATGACCTAGCTTACGTTGATAGTGATACCCGTGAGTTGATGCTTTTTGATTCGTCAGAAGATGGGTTCATGGAATTAGGCTGGGAGTCAAAAACATACCTGTTCAATGACCCTGTTTGCTTCAATATCGCGAAGGTACGAGCCAACACGTACCCCGTTAAAGTGCGTGTGGAGTATGATCATGCCACAACGGGTGAGACCGTGGCCTATACGAAGCTTGTTGAAAGCCCATCGTTTTTCTATCTGCCGTTTAACAGTCGTGCCTTTAGATGGCGAACGGCTGTCGAACCAATAAGCCAAGCGGCTAAGTTAGAGGTTCGTGACATTCAGCTTGCGCAATCACCGGAGGAGCTTGTATGAGTCGAGCTTTACCACCTGTTCCTAAAGACGTATCTCGCTCTGTTTCGCAGTTCCTTAACTCGTTACGTGAAACTGTCCAAATACAGGCGGGTATGGGGCGTGGTAACACGCTAGATCGAGCTGTAACGTTCAGAGATTTAAAGAAAGCGATAGGTACTGATGATTTATCGTCTGTCGCTACAAAATCCGCTACAGGTGTTGTTACGGCGTTTAATGACCCTATGCCGACGAAGCCAACTAACTTTGCGGCATTCGGTATGTTCAACATGGTAGGTCTTGAGTGGGATAGGCCAAAGGCCGATTGGTACGCGGCTACAGAGATTTATCGCGTTGATGTGACTGATGACCTTACGGCTACGCCAGTGTTCAGCGAGGCTGAATACGTTGGTACGTCGGCAACGGGTTTCTTCTCTGACTTGGTTGAGCCAGCTAGAACTTTTGTTTATTGGGCTAGGCACTTAAACCGTGATTACCAAGCGGGTGATATAAGCTCGCCAGAGGGTACACGTGCTAGTACGTCTGAAAGCCCAGAGCAAGTGCTGGTTAAGTTCAGCGAGGAAGTCGCGGACAGCAACAACTTTAAGTGGCTGCGCAGTGACCTGAGCATAATGGACACCATAAACCGAACGCTCCAAGGCAGCAGTTTAGGTGACTCAGGGCTTGCTGATTTGATCAACGGAAGCGCTACGCTCAGCGATATGCTGGCCGAGCAAGCTATGAGCGAGGCATTGTCGAAGCACACGCAGACAGAGAGCATTCAGCAGCAATTCGCTAAAAACTATGCTCGCCTGTCGGGGGGCATACATGCGGCGGTCAACGCGGACGAAGCTTATGTGCTGCGTATCCAAGAGCTTGAATCCAAGTGGGAGAATGACCTCGGTAAAATAGTTGACGCTAAAATAACTGAGTTCGATACGGTGCTTAGTAGCTCGGAAGGGGCTATTGCACAGGCTATTAGAAACTTCACTGTTGACTACGACGGCACAAACGTAAGCCTTCAGCAATTGGCTAGCACTACCGCATCACAAGGTGGAATCTATGAAGCGCAATGGGGTGTAAAAACAAGTGTCGCTGGCCTCCAAGGTGGCGTGGGTTTCCTAAACGACGGCACTCAAACGAGCTTTGTTGTCGACGCGCAGACCTTCGCGGTAACGGGGGGCAATGAAAATGTGTTCCCGTTCATCATCAAAGACGGCAAAACGGTTATAGACAAAGCGTTTATTCAAGATGCAGAGATATACAACTTGCTGGCCGCTAACATCGTAGCGGAGCGCGTTAAAGTGGGTCTTTCATTCTCATCACCTAGCATTACTGGTGGTTCGATTGACGGTGCTACGTTGACAATTGGCGACAGGTTCTCAGTTAGCCAAGATGGGATCATGCGAACCCGTGACGGCTTCTTCGAGGGTAACGTAGCGGCCAAGAGTGGATACCTTGAAAATGTGCGGATTGACGAGTCTTGCACGATAGAGGGTACGTTATACGCGCAGAATATTGAGGGCGATATTGTTGACCGAACGGTAATCGTTGTTGATCGCGAGATTGAGGTTGGTCCTAGAGAGGTTTACATCCTGATCCAAGGAACAATCAGCCCTGGTCTTTTAGGTGCGACCGAAGAACGCGTACTTGTGATTAGTGGTATTGCGCTAGACCACCAAGGCGGCGGTGGCTCTACGAGTAACTTTGACGTTTATCTAAGGCTCGATGGCTCTGTTGTGCAGAAGTTCCATTCGCACAACGTTGAGGAAGAAGGGTCGGTGACAGTGCAAATGGGCTGTCATATTCCTAAAGGCACTGCGGAACATACATTTGCCGTAGAGCTTAGGCCAGACGTAAACGATAACATTTTAGTGCAGCAATCAGCGATTGTTGCGGACGTATTTAAGACAGGCAGCACGTTCAAAGGTGTGTCTGGCCTTCACTACTAGAGGTAAAATTAATGAGTAAATGGTACAGAACGGGTGTTGTTAATCTAACTAAAGATAGTGACATTGTTGAGGGCATCGGTACGTATTGGGCATCGGCCGCAAACAAGCCCGCTGAGGGAGATATGTTCGTACTTGATACCCGTGTTTATGAGGTAATGGAGGTTATTGATGACTCGACAATTCGCATCGATAAACCATACAACTTAACTACAAAAAACAATGTGTTATATGGTATTATGCGCAGCGTGTCAGCAACCACAAACACACGTCTTGCAGCGCAAGTCAGTGATACATTAGAGAAGCTAGGTAATCGCGTTACTGTCTCAACCACAGCCCCAAGCGCGGGGCAGGGTAAAGACGGTGACATTTGGATTGTCGCAGCCCCCTAATGGAAAACCGCAATGTCGGCTATAAAAATAAACGGGACTTGGCAACGAGTCTCGTCAATAAAGATAAAACAAAACGGGGTGTGGAACGACCACACCGCGCTGTATGCGAGGTTAGACGGTGCTTGGCACCTGATAGACCTAGCTGCCGAGGCTCAAGGCCCAGCTTACCATGTTTGGAAGGCATACGCTGATGATGCGTTCGGCAATGGTATTAGTCTTTCCCCAGAAGGCAAAGAATACATAGGCTTCGCTGTAGGCCAACGAGTTGAAGAACCCGACCTATCAGACCCGTCGCTTTACGATTGGTCTCTAATCAAAGGTGCAGACGGTAAAGACGTAGACCCCGAAGTCTTAGCAGAAATACTAGAGAAACAGGACGGGTACAATAGTTCGTTATATGATGTTAATGATGGCCTGTATACAGTCGAGCAAGCTTTGGCGGACGCTGATTCTCGCTTAAAAGCTGCTGATGTGGCGCTCAGCCAAGCCCTCCAAACCGCACAAGTAGACTTCTCAAGCTCAGTGGATTCGTTAAATGAGTCTATTAGCGAGGTCGAGAATGACCTGCTAAATCTAGTTAGCCTAAGTGGTGAGCAAGGTTCGTCTATCACGCAGCTTGAAAATACTACTGATGAACAAGCGCAAAAAATCGCTGTGCTTGAGACTAATGACGGCAGCACTCGCTCACGCGTAGCTTCGTTAGAGTCAACGTCGGGCGAACAGGCTACACGCTTGTCTAGTCTTGGTGTTTGGGACGGTGAATCGTTCGCTACTATTAAAACGCTGGAAGAAGCCGATGCTGAGAATGCTAGCTTGATCCGAACACTTGAAACACGAGGTGAAGAAGCGGATTCTAAGATAGCATCACTTGAGTCTACGTCGTCAAGCCATGCTTCAAGGCTATCTACTGTAGAGACGAGGTCTACCAATGCTCAGAACCGTGCGGCTGCTCTTGAGGTGACAACGCGAACTCACGCTACTCGGCTTACGAACGTTGAAACGAAAGCGGACGATATCGAGTCTAAGGTATCTACGTTAGAGCAAACGAGCGAAGGCCATGCTTCACGTTTAACGAACGTAGAAACCAAAGCTGCAACGGGTATCAATAAAGCGAATGCTGCCCAAGCGTCTGCTGATGCAGCGAATAGCGGTGTGAGTGAAGTAACTAACCGTGTTTCAACTTTAGAAGAAACTAGTGAAGGTCATGCGTCACGTTTAACAAATGTGGAGACGAAGGCGACTACCGCTGTATCAAAAGCAAATGCAGCTCAAAATACAGCGAATAGTGGTATATCAAAGGCTAATGCTGCACAAACTGCGGCGGATAACGCTCAGGAAACGGCGGACAGCGCGAATACGAAGGTTACAGAGGTAACTAACCGTGTCTCTACACTGGAAGAAACTAGCGAAGGTCATGCGTCACGTCTAACGAATGTTGAAACTAAAGCCACGTCAGCGGTCAATAAAGCCAATAACGCGCAGAGCACGGCGAATAGTGGCGTTAGCAAGGCGAACGCAGCGCAGGAGTCTGCAAACGAAGCAAATACGAAGGTTACGAATGTCACTAACCGTGTCACAAAGCTTGAAGAAACCAGCGAAGGCCATGCTTCACGCTTGAGCACTGTTGAAACAACTGCGACAAGTGGGGTTAATAAAGCGAATGCAGCACAAAGTACGGCTAACTCCGCAACCACTAAGGCTAACAACGCCCAAAACACCGCAAATAGTGGTGTGAGCAAAGCAAATACTGCACAGGCTAAGGCTGATTCGGCTTATAGCAAAGTTACTGCGGTTACGTCGCGTGTCAGCACCCTTGAAAGCACAACAGAGGCAATGGCTACAAAAGTAGATGAGGTTAGCTTTAGCCGTGCGAACCTTGTGACCCGTGGCGTGTTCGGCTCTAACCTAAGCCGTGGTGGTTGGACTTCTGGTAGTGTCGTTTCAACGCAGGCCGTTGGAATCCCTACATTGTCGGGTCGCCCGTACGTCCTAAAACTTACGTCTCGTGATTGCTATGACTACAACGCTAAGTTCCCGATAAGTGTCGGAGACAAGGTGTATATATCAGCGTGGGTATATACTACGGACACTAATGTTTCGTTTAACATTGGTTTTAGGCAAGTTCTTGACGGCGTGGAGCAGTCAAGTTGGCCTACGATTATCCGCACGTCTGACCGCTCAGGTAAGTGGGTATACGTAGAAGGAACGTACACGCATACAGCCAGTGGCTACAATGGTCTAGCTCCGTTCTTGCAACTTGGTGGTAGCGGTACTATGCCACCGGTATATATTAGCGACATTGTTTACAGTCGTAGTAGCCATAGTGGTGCGCTAGCTGCTGTCACTGATGAGTCTAAAGCCTATGTTGACCAACAAACAGGTGAGCTAAAGGCTGAACGTGTGATCAAGGCCGACGCTAACGGTAAGGTTTCGGGTGTCCACCTTCTAGCCAATGGCAGCGGCGCGGAGGCAGGCGGCAAGCTGTACTTCCAAGCCGACGAAATAGCGATAGTACCGCCTAACTGGAACGGTAGCTCAGAGCTTAATAAGCGTAAGTTCCCTTTCTACTTCTCAGAAGATAGAAACTACATGTACTTGGACGAAGCGACTATCCAACGTTTGTCAGCGGAAACGATTGACAGTGGTAGCTTAGCTGTTGATGGCCTAACGCTACTAACAGATAATCTGTCTCTACCAGCGGGTTCGGTTCGTGAGCATATGATTGACCCGGCGTTTTCAGACGGTATTGTTCGAGTTAACCCTGATGCTGAGGTCTTGGGCGGTACTAAGTCGGTGTCGTCAACTGGTATAGGCCAAGGCAAGAAAATCACCGTGCCTGCGTTGAAGTCCGGTGGTAGCGCGCAAAAGATGACTATTAGCGTGGTAGGCCCGAATGCGTCAAACCGCAAGGACGTGCGATTCGACCTAGAAATGAAGGTAAACGGCGCGGCGCACAACTTTAGCTCGGGCACGGCCAAGATAAGGCTAGCGTCGACTATTTCGTACTCAGAAGAAGATGAAGGGTTTAGAATATATCGAACATCGTTCAAGTTCGAGGACGAGGTTATTCTACCTGCGCCAACGAAGGGCAATCAGTACACCTATGAGTTCATCATTACCAACATGAGCTTTAGCCCAGCTAGTACGTCAACGTATAACTATGCGGACAAACTTAAATTCTCAATCTCTGTCTCGGAGCCTACGGTATCTAGCGGTGGCTTCATAACTGATGTTCGGTGGTCTGAGGTTAAAGATCAGCCTAGTTTTGTTGCGCTTGATACGTCGGGCGATTCTGATTACCCCCGCATGCTGGCTGGGAACAATCCTGCGAGTTCTAATGCTTGGCTGCGAGTGCCAACGTCAAGCGGTGGATTGCTGCCCTACAGCAATGGCAATAGTAGGCTGGGGACGAGCGCATGGAAGTTTAAAGAAATGCACTCGGTTAACTTCTACGAGAATGGCGTAGCGTTGTCATCTAAGTACTTAGGTAAGAGCGCTACAGCAGTCAACGCGAGTAATGCTGATAAGCTAGATGGACTTAACTCAAGTCAATTCCTGCGGAGTGACCAAGGGGGGGCAATTGAGGGGCCGCTGAGTATTAGGCACACTAATGTTCAGTTAAATCTTGTAGATACTACTTACAGCGATCACTACTGGCAGTTTGACCACCAAAACGGTGTACTAGGGTTTAGATATGATGGTGGTTCTATAGCTTTCCAACTGAATAGAACAGGGGAAGCTGTGTTTAACCACAACGTGTCTGCGCCTAGTATCACTGAAGGCGGTACAACATTGTCGTCTAAATATCTTGGTAAGACGGCTACCGCAGTCAACGCGAGTAATGCTGATAAGCTAGATGGCCTTCACGCCTCCTCATTCTCGCGTAGTAATCATGGTCATACTGGGCTAGGGGCTAACACGTGGGGTGGTATACGTTCAATCAACCAATATGGTTATATCGATTTCGGCCCCGCAAACGAGTCATATGCGCATATCTACACAGACCGCCCAAGTTTCTACTTCAATAAGGACTTGGACGTTAACGGCAATCGTGTTTGGCATAACGGCAACACAGGCTCGGTTGCTAAAAAGTCTAGCGCAAACGTGTTCACCACAGGGCAAAAAATAGACGCAACAGGTACGGTTCTTACGCTTGGCGGTTCTACTAAGCAAAATAGCGCCGACGTTAGCATGTACATAGGTAACTCCATAGGTGACTACGGGTTCTACTTCGTGTACCAAGGCTCTAAGGGCGGAAACGATAATGCGCTACTCATACAGTCGACTAATCAGGGCGCACCTAAGAGTATATTTAGCGCAAAGCAGGACGGTTCAACAACCCTGTACAGCACCACAACCTTTAATTCATCTACTGTGTTCCTTGGGTCTATGTACGTTAGAAACATCATACGTATATTTTCTAGCAATGGCGCTAATCAGCGAGTAGACACACGGGACGAGGGGGACGAAGGTAGAGCGCATTGGTACGGCCAAACTACATCGGGAGGGACAAGGGCATTCAAACATGCTTGGTACGATGGTTCTGATTACGTGAACGTGGACGTAAGTGGTCAAACTGTTAAGTTCTCAGGCGCTGTGGACGCCCAAGGAGGGCTGAAACAGGACGGCCATACCATACTAAATGGTAGCGATACTTGGGTGCGCACTAAAGGTGATCAAGGTATCTACTTTAGTTCCTACGGTGGTGGCTGGCGCATGACGGACACTAACTGGATACGCGCATACGGCAATAAAATGCTGTACATCACTAATGGCAGCACATCGTCTATCCGCACCACAGGTGGAGTCCATGCCAACCAAGGATTCCGTAGGGATAACAACGGTAGCTCATGGATTTCTCAGCGTGACAGTACCCAAGTGGCTGTCTACAACTCTGACGCGGTTAAAACGGACTCGTATGCTGCCGCGATAAGACAGAGGCACGCTAGCTATACATGGTCAGTAGGCGGGTTGGGCAACCGTTATTTCGGTTTCTTTTCGTACACCAATTCGCGGACTAGCAATGGTACTGATGGCTATTTCCGCATGGATTATAAAGGTAACTGCACAGCGAGCGGTAAGATGTATGCACCTGACTTCGTAGCGACTTCTGACAAACGAGTTAAGGACAACATCAAAGTTATCCCTGACGCCCTAGAGAAAGTCTGCAAGTTGACAGGCAACACGTACACTCGTAATGACCTAGAAGATAAACCGTCTGCGGGTATCATTGCGCAGGAAGTGCAGAAAGTGCTACCAGAGGCAGTAACAGAGGCAGAGGGCAGATTACAGGTCGCGCATAATGGCGTCATTGGTCTACTGGTCGAGGCTGTAAAGGAACTTAAACAGCAGCTCGGTACGGCCTTAACGGAGATAGACGGTCTAAAGGAGGCTAACAATGGCTGATACCATTGAAATTGAAATTGATAGAGGGCGTCTGAACGACGTCCCCTATACCATAAATGTCGAGCGCGGCACTATTGTTAGGTTTGCCAATATTAGCAGCCTAACGGCGCTGCATGTTCGTGGGTTCGCTAGCAGCTATTGGACCAGCACGGCCACGGCCGTAGTGGAGAATGGTTCACCAAAGGTGTACCAAGTCAAAAGCAATGCTCCCCTAAGCACTGACCAATTGGAGGTGTATGACCCGTCGAATAAGTCAACACGAAGTTTCACAATACAGGTCGTTTCGTCTATCGACAAACCCAACCCTTATTGGATGTCACCAAGCACCATAGACACTTCATACTCGGGTCTTAACGCAAACGAGTTCGTTGTAAGCCAAACCTACAGGCTTGCAACAGAGAGTAGGACAGTGGTGCACTTGCGCAGTGATAACCCCGAAGTTCGTTTCAGGCTTATAGATGGTGATTTTGAGGGGAATTGGGTGACAGACTTGTTCATGAACTCCGTCTATCGGCGAGACTTCCAGATTGCGTATAGAGCGCCGACAGAAGCTTTGACAAGCAAGACAGTAATAGTTCGGATAGGCAGCCGCACGTACACTGTCAGCTTAACTACCGACCGCGAGCTTGTCCCTTCAAGCCATCATGCTATAAGCCTTGGACGCACGTCGGGTAATATATCTCTACTTAATATTAAAAACTTCTTCGGGGGCGGCAGCAATCTTAGGGACTATTTCAGGAAGGGGCGTAATGTCCCTGATATGGCTGCTAATTCAGGTATCCCAACGTCAGGGGATTTGCGTATTACTGACTTTAGGGGGGCGGCCACCGCGTTTTTTATTGCTGTCCACCCGTCTGATAAGCCTTTCCGCCAGCTGAGCACTTCTTATGGCACAAGGAGTGTGGGCGTAGGTTGGAACATATGGAGCGGTGAGGTTGACGATTGGGACTTAGGGTATAGTAAGTTCATCAAGGACAACGCGGAGTTTAGGTACACACTGAGCTATCAGTTCGGCAGTGGCTATGGAACGACTAACCCCGCTGTAAAACCCAAGTTATCGTCAAATACTGGTAGCCCAGGTACTTGGTCATCATCGAACAAGTCGGTGAGTGTCACAGTTACAGCGCAAAAACGTGAAGAATTTAGGGTTATTTGCACAGTGACAATGTACGCTAGGCACAAGAATTACCCTGATAAGACGCTGAGCACTTCTGCCAGAGTTACCGTACGCGCCGTTGGAACGTAGCTAAATTTTTTAACAGTGCTACTACTTTTTTAATGAGTAGTAGCGCGTTATAATCGGGACTCACTAATAATAAGAGGCTTAAAAATGTTTACAGCAGCATTTACAGACCCACAGGGTACTGAGTTCGAGGCAGCCGTGTTTCAGGTTCTTCGCTCAGATTTTACGGCAAATACAAGCGAAGCTTATGTATATGACATTCGTGAGGGCAGTGGTGAGATTGAGTCAGAAACGGCCAGCTTCTCGCTTAACTACCGCATTGGCTACTGGCCGTCGCAGACAGCCAAGGACAATGGCGCAGCGCCTTATATCCTTATCGATACCGAAACGTACAACGCAGATTTTGCCAGCTACGCGTTACTCGCAGAGCAGTACAGCGGACTGAGCGCAGAAGAGGCGGCAGAGCTTCATTGTAAGACTGAAGTAATCGGGGTCGAATAATGGGTGACGACAAGGTAAACGAACTACAGGCTCAGGTCATTCGCCTAAAAGCCCGTGTACTCGATGCCCAAGATGAAAGTAAGGGGCTTAGCGAAGTATTAGGCCAGATTGCGCAGCGTGTTGGCTTCAAAGGCCAAAGCCTAGCTGAACTCGTAGAAGCTGTGCCACTAGTAGATAAAAAGGAAGAAGCTGATGCTTAGAAAACTACTTTCGTTCTTAGCTACTAAGCTTTTTACGACAAAGTTTTTTATAAAGTTTGTACTTTTTGTCTCAGGTAAACTCGTCAAGAGCACAAAGCCAAAGTGGGATGATGAGTTGCATGCGATGATCAAAGAGGCGTTAGAGAGCTAGCAGCCCATAAACGAAAAACCCCGCCTAGTAGCATTCTAGGCGGGGCTTTTTTATGTCAAAAACGTAGACACACAGATCCCCGTACTTTAATCTAAATAGCGGGGGGTAATCACTGTCAGGAGTATAGCCATATGAGTGATTTAGAATTACCCAAGGGTATTACAATACACAGAGACAAGCTGCGTATTGCATTTCGCCCACCGAATGAAAAGAATCAGTGGAAACGATCATTAGGAATACCACCGACTAAAGCAAATATCAAGGCCGCAGAGCAAATGTTGAATGCCATAAGGCGGGATATTAGCTTAGGCCAGTTTGATTTAGCGCAGTATTTCCCAAACGATCCAAGTTTAAAAAAAGACGAGCGAACGCTGGGTGCTGTTATCCAAGAGCACTTCATCAAAGCTAAAAAAGGTAGGGTTAAAGGCTCAACCCATAATACCTATACAATACGCGCAGAATGGGTCATAGAGAATTACGGCCATATAGATGCGGCGAACGTTACACCAAAAGAGGCTATGGAACTTAGGGAGGGTATTATTAGTAAGTCGCCCTCACCAGAGTTGGCATCTTTTAGACTGTGGCTTATACGTTTTGCTGTGACTCGCGCCGTGAGAGCACTTGTTCTTGAGGAGGACAGATTTGGTCCTATGCTAGATTCCGTTGAGTCGAAGTCAAAAGCGCTAACGCTCGAAGGTCTACATAAAGGTATAGAGTCCAATGAGGTGTTCACGATTGACGAAGCAGAGCGAATTGTAAAAGCTTGTACCAGTGAGAGCCGTAAACGCTTAGTTACATTTCTTTTCTGGTCTGGTTTAAGACCAGGGGAGGCAGCAGCATTAAGGAGAGAGGACATATGTTTACCCTACATCATTGTGAAACGCACTTTAACCCAGAACGGAGAAGAACAATCGCCGAAGAGTGGCCGAGCAAGAAAGATATACCTTCCGTCCTCCGCGAGATTGGCCTTAGAACAAGAATTGCGGACTCACGATTCAGACAGGGCTTGGGTGACGAGCATGGGGAAACCTTACACGTCGTCAAGGCTGTTCACGACCAAACATTGGAGGGGGATACTTAACAAGGCAGGCTTAGCCTACCTAGCGCCTTACACTACTCGACATAGCTTCGCCAGTTGGATGCTAAAAGCTGGTGAACCGGAGTCGACAGTTGCAGCCCATTTAGGGCATACTGATACCGCAATGATCCGTAAGGTGTATGGGAAATTCATTCCAGATGCTAAGCCAGTTTGGACCCTTGATGACCCCACTAAAATTGAAATTGTTAAAAACTCAATGATTTCAATGTCCTAGCGGAACTGCTCCTAAAAAGATATGTTTTAAGCACACATACTTGAATCCAAAGGCGCTGTTTAAAGCGCCTTTTTTTATGCCTATGATTTTTTATTATAAAAGCCATGATAATACCAATCCGTAAAACTCAATCATTTTGCGCGGCTAAACATGTCGCTACAAGCGTTAAAATTCTCAATTAGATTAATTAAATAGCGAATTTTTTACCTAGCTACAAACACGTTTTTCCAGCCTCATAATAGCTCACTTAATAAAGCAGATTGGTATAAAGTTGATTAAAAAATGACGTGTTTTTTATGGATTAACTTGCATTTATGGAGTCCCTTTGTTTTTATAATAGAAACATAATCTAGGATGGATCTATCGATGAAAAAACTTTTACTAGCCCTTTCTCTCGCTTCCACCTTTACTCACCTATCAATTTCCGCAGATGATTTTGTAGCTGCTGAAATTATTAATAAAAATTACGACCAGCTCGCTAATACCTCGCCGCGTGCATCAAGGTTAGAAGGAATTAATTTAAGTAGCTACGTGGTTGATGAAAACGGCCAGGTGAGTGA